GCCTTGCTTTCTTGTTTTTAACAAAGTTATAAATTTATTTTCAGCAGGTTCTTCTCTAATTGGTACAACTAATTTTAATCTATCTGTAGTTGCAAGTCCTAATTTTGTTGAGCATTGCATTATTTGTTTTACATATTTTTCCTGGACCACTAAAAGAGGATGGACAGTTTCATAAATATCATTTGCTGTTGTTCTTTTCCCTAAAAATCCATTACAAGCAATTTTTTCTGTAACATCTATATAACAACTGTAAGCATTGCAATAAATTGCTAAAAATCCTAAATCTAAATTATCTAAAATATTTACTTTTCCTGCTTCAAAAACAATTCTGTCAAATTCTTCTTTTGCAGCTTTAGATAACCAACCAGGAGCAATTAAATTATCTCTATCTATTTTCAATTTTTTCTCTTGTTCTTGTCTAGCTTTTATTTTTTCTTTTCCAATTTTTCCTGAACTTATATCAATAATTTTTCTACTTCTTCCTGCCATATTTTTTCACCTCCATAAACTGAAATTTCATTTCTGGCATTTTCTCCAGAAAAAAGAGGGGAAGCGGTATCAAAGCCAAAGACCAAAAACTTTTTTTGACTCCCCCCTACTTGTAATAATTTTTAATTATATTAAATAAAACTTCTTTCATTTTATTTTTACTTTCTAAATTTTTATTATACTCTGAATGGATATAGCTATGTGTTTTATCACTTACCCATATTAGGTTATTAATATCTAATGCTTTGCTTCTATCCTCTTCTAACTCATCTATATGATGTGAGAGAGTACCTTTAACTATGTTATTATTTATAACCAGTTCATATAAATCTAAACCATTGGCTTTTAACTTACATAATGCAGTCATACTCTTCCAGGCTTTGCTGTGATAAAACTCTGCATTGTCTTTATTTCTGAACTCTCTATCATATACCTTATGCCTTTCCTTTGTGCAGCTGCATACTTCATTTATTCCTATTTTCTTTCCACACTTGCCACATATCTTCATTAACATAATTAACCTCTTGAAATAAAAAAAGAGAACTTAAATAAGTTCTCCTAAAGATTTTTTATAAAGAAAAAGCCTAGACATCTCTTTGCCTAGACTTTTCATTATATATAGTATATCACATATAAAAGGGAATGAACAGGGAGGAAAACGGTAAAATTTTAAAAATCTTCTAAAATTTCTTTAGGAAATAAATATAAGGATAAACTATCAATTAACCTATTTCTATGAGTTCTAAATGTTTTTTCACTGATATTTAATTCATTACAAATTTCTTCAACAGAATAATTTTCAAAATATTTTAATTCTATTATTTTATAATATTTATCCTTTTTTATAAATTTTAGAGCATTTTCTGTTTTTAAAATTCTATTTGTATATATCAATATTTCATCATTTATTTTATCTCTTATATACTCCTTTTTCTCTATATCAGGCTTATAATCAACATATCCAACTGGCTTAGTGGAATCAGGATTTATTTTTTTTACTATTTCTATATTATTTAATTGTTCTTTTAAAGAAACTACCATTTTTTGAAAGTTTTTATAGTTTTTTAAAATAACTTCAACTTTCCTATATGGAGATTTTAAATTATTTATATTTTTTAAATCTTTAATTTTTGTTTCTACCCTTTCATCTATGATTTTATATATTTCTTCTTTTTTCACCAATTCCACCTCTTCATTTTTTGTACTTTCCATTTCTATAAGCATTCAATTTTTCTATATGCTTATTAAAATCTAAGTCTGTAACTTTGCATAACAATAATAAATTTATAGTGACAGTTACTAAGTCTAATGCTTCTGCAACAAAATTATCTCTGTTTTTAACATATCTAAAATCATCATTTTTTATCTCAACTTCATTTAATAGTTCCTGGTACTCTTCTTTTACCTTCCCAAGTTGAGCCATTGCTGTTGCATATGATATAGATTTATAGTTTTTAAGTTTATTAAAATTAATCTTTTCTTTATCTTTGCCATGTTCCCAGATATGTGTTTCTAATATGGTATCAATTCCATAAAAATTTTTTAGATTGTTTATAAAATCTTGAATAACTTCCTCTTGTTGTTCATCATTTAAAACATTCACAGATTTATAATACATATTTCTGGTTTCTTCTGTACCATTTAACAGATATTTTATTTCTATGTTATATTTAATCATATTTCTTCTCCTGGATTTTCATCACTCCAAATTATTCTCAATCCTGGTTGAGAGTTTTTAAGTTCCAAAGTTATTCCTTTTTCTGTTGTAATTAAATAAATAGTTTCTTCTTCTCCTATAACTCTTTTTATTTCTTTGATAATTCCAGCTTCATAAAAAGTGTTTGCTGCTCCATAAGCCTCTTTTCCAATAGCATACACTTCACTATGATATGGCATTTCTACATTTATTTCTATTATCTTTTTCATTACTTACCTCGCCTATTTTCTTTTTTCTATACAAGTTTCACAATCTGTTTCTGGACAATATATTTCTCTATTATTCCACTTTTTATTTGAAGTAAATTGATGTCCACAATTACATTGATATAGGTAGCTATTACTTTTTATTTGATTTTTACCATTTCTTTTTTTTAGTTTAGGCTTCAATCTTTTATAACCTATATTAATTTTAAAATTGACACTATTTCCCCAATATTGATGTCTACCTAAACCTGTATAAAACATTTTCCAACTTATTTTACAAGCCTTTTTATTATTAGTTTTTGAGTATTTTTTTGCTAATTTAATAATTTCTTTGCTTATTCTTTTTGACATTTATTATCTTCCACCCAATCAGCTATATGCTCCTCAACTCTTCCAAAATTTAAACAATTAGGACATACAAAACCTACAAACATATCTCCAGCAAAATTACCTTTTTCATCTGTCATTTGTCTATAATCTTCTATAATTTCTGTTCCACACTTTTTACACTTCCACATTTTCAACCTCCAAATCTTCTATCTTCTTTTAAATTCCATTATCTCACTTCATTATTTTTTTATTCTATTTCTTATATCAATTTTTATATTATATATAACATCTTTGATAAGTTGTAAAAATTCTACAAAAGTAATAATAAATGCACATAAAAGTGCTATCAATAATGGTGCAATTAGTATTAGTAAAACAATTTCTTTCATTTTTCCTCCTACAAAACTCTTATTTCTACTCCTGCTCTAGCCTTATCAACTTCAAAACCCTTAAAAACTGGTATTATATTTTGACTATCATCATCTTCTATGTACCTGTATTCTTGCATTAAGTCAAAAATTATCTGTGCAGCATTGATATAGTCAAATCTTCTTCTTGAATCTCTTATAAAAAATAACTCAATTTTATAAGGTTTTTCCTTATTTTCTAGCATTTTAAGAAAGTTTCTTTTATTTAAAATCCAATCTGTTTTTGAAGTTTTTATATATTTTTCTGTAACTTCTGAATTTATCAATCTTGTTGTTTTATTTCCAGTTTTTTTATTAGTAATTGTTATTATTCTTTTACTATTTTTAGAACTTGGAGTATTTCCAGCTATAAATATCATTCTTTATTCCTCCCAAAATGATTTACTCTTTGGCTTTCTCTTAGTTTGCCAAGTAAATTTAAACTCTTTTAACATTTCATTAAGCCTATCAGAAATTTTATTAATTCCCTTAAATTTTAAAAACTCAATCATTTCTTCAGCACTTAAATTTGTAGTTATTATCATTGGCTTTTCTGCATTATATCTAACATCAATGAGGCTATTTATTTTTTCTTTTCCCCATTCATCAGATATTTTTTCTGAACCTAAATCATCAATAAAAAGCATATCAGCCTCTTTGGCTGCTTCCAATAATTGACTTTCAATTTGAAAATTATCTTTTATGGTTCTTAAATATCCAGCTAAGTTAAAACTTAATACTGTATAACCATGCTCAGTTAAATAATTACATATACAATTTGCTAGGAATGTTTTTCCAGTACCACAACCTCCTCTAAACAATAATCCATCGTTTATTTCAAGTACCTTGTCAAAACCTTTGACATAATTTTTAATTTTTCTATATAATTCATTTTCTGCCTTATTATTCCCTAAAATTGCATTTTTAAAACTATCTTTCCCAGAATTTCTGCTAGTTATTGATAATTCTTTAAACTTCTCAATTTTAGCTTTTATTCTTGCTTCTTTTTGACAAGAACATTCATTAAATCTAGTTCTGCCCTCTGAAAATTCCAATAGAGTAGGTTCTCCACATTTTTCACATTTAGCTAGAACCTTTGGCTTATTATTTTCTTCTGGTATATTCTCTATAAATTCTTTAACATCTGTATTTTTAGCTATTTCTTCTATTTTTTGAATACTCAATTTATCCTCCTCTCAGGATTTCATCCATAGTTTTTGAGTAGTCTTTTTCTTTTTCCTGGTCCTGATTATTTTCTTCTTGTTTTAGAGTGTAGTTATCTCTAAGACAAGCTATAATCCAGCCATCACCTTTTTTATTTTTATCAGCATATTCAAAAACCTGTTTTATTCTTTCCAAGTCATTAGAATATTTAATTATATTTTCAATTTTTATCTTCCTGTTTTTTATTAAAAATTTTATCTCTTGTCTTATAATTCCAGCAACATTTTCCTTGTTGTTGTTATTATTGTAGTTATTACTCATGTAGTTATTATTATTGTAGTTATTATTAGCGTATACATTTATGTTACTATTAGAAGTAACATTATTGTTACTATTAAGAGTAACATTTTCGTTACTTATAGTAGTAACCTTTTTGTTACTATTAACATCTGTTTTAATAGTATCGTTTTCGTTACTATTAGAAGTAACATTATTGTTACTATCAGATATGTCTACCAAATAATAAACATTGCTTCTATTATATCTTCTCTTTTTTTCTATAAGATTTAATTTTTCTAATTCTTTAATAGCCTCAGATATAGAGTTTCTTCTTTTTAAATTTAATTCTTCACATAATTCTTCATAAGAATACATTATATAAGTATCTCCCTCTTCATCTATCCATCCATTTTTCTTAGAAAGCCTAAATCTGTCAGACATTAAAAGATATATATCAAATGCTGTTAAACTTAAACTCCCTTCTCTTCTCATTTTAAAGAGAACTTTGGGAATTTGAAAAAAGCTCTCTTTATTTTTGTTATTTGATTGTTCCAAATTCCCTGCCTCCTGCTGTTAATTACTTATTTTTTCTTATTTCTTCCCATAATTTTTCAGCTTTATATGCCATTATTGCAATAGCAAATAATATCCCAAGAATAATTAATATTCCTATTGTTGAACCTAATATAACAAATAATATAAATTCAAGTATTAACATTATTCTAACTTCCTTTCAATTATTTATTATTTTCAAAAAGACCTTGAACCATAGTGTCATCATTTATTTGCTTTTTTAGACTTTTATTATCCTCAGTAGCTTCTTCAATAAACTCACCTGTTTCAGCATTGATAATATCACCATTATTTTCAAGTATTTCAATTTCTTGTACTTCTGGACTCTTATCATCTACAACTTTAAATGATTTTTCATCTTTTGCAGCCATTTCAAGAAATTCAACTGACACTGGTAACCATTTTAATAGCTTTTTAACTACTGTTTTTTGTGCCATTTCTTCAAAGTTCTTATTCCATACATCATTCTTATAAGAACCTTTTCTGTATTTTTCTTCATGTTTTGTAATTTCATCTTTTGTCATATATTCAAATGCCTTAGCTCCATCTTTTAATATCGCTACTGCATAAAAGCCTTTTATTTCTCCTCTTTCATCAAAATTTGGCTTATGTGTTAATGTTCTTGATAATCCATACTCAATGTTAAAGTCATCATTTTCATATACTGTATAACTGTATATATCAGATAATTGTCCACTTCTTCTTAATAATTCAATTAATCCTTTATAACCTATTTGAAACTGGCACTCAACAGTACCAGCTTTCTTATTTTCAAATGGTATTAAATAACATTGTCCTAAAGTACCAGGTTCTAAACCAAGTTGAGCAGATACCATTAAAGCACCCAACAAACTCTCTTGATTGCATTTCGCAAGTTTTGGATTTTGTCTTATAGTTGTAATAGCTATTCTTACAAATCTTTCGCTATTTATATGCTTTGGCAATGCTGTTGCAAATTGTTTTGCTCCTGCTTGTATTACATCAAATATTGTTTTTCCCTTTTTTTCTGCTACTGCTGCTGTTTTATTACTTGTTGTTAAACTATTTCTTGCTGTTGGCATATTATCCACTCTCCTTATTCTTCATCTCTATTTTGATTTTTTGGTTTTCTGCCTCTTTTCTTAGGCTTTTTTTCTTCTTCTATTTCATCTGTTTTATCAACTTCATCTGGATTATCTTCATCTTTTTTGTCAGTTTTATCTTCTAAAAGATTTTGATTACTATTACCTGGTTCTGTTACTTCTACAATCTCAGCTTCTTCAATATCATTTTTTTTATCTTCATCAAATAAAGATAAATTATTATTAGTTTTTATTGATGCCATTCTTTCAAATGCTTTTTCTATACAACTGATTGCTTCTTTTTCTATTTCTTCAATAGTCATATTTTCAAGTTCTAAACCTTTATTTAATAATTTTTCATCAAAAACTTCTGCCCAAATAGCCTCTTCTAAATAATATTCAACACCATTTATTTTTGTTTTTGGTACTTCTTCTTTACAAACAATATTATTAAAAATTATTGTTGTTTCACTTAATTTTTTAAATTCCAATGATAATTTTGTATTTGAAGTTTCAAAAACCAATTTTGTTTTATCTTCTTTGATTTGTTTTTCAATTAATGACCAACCTAAAACATTATATTTACTTCTTATAATTTCATCTGTATACCATTTTAAAATATTATCACTTATCATATTCAATTCCTCCCTTATCTAACCATTAAAAATTTTGATGTTTTTTGATGTTTACTTTCTAATTCCTTATATTGTTCCATTAGCTCTAAATTTTCTTTTGCCATAGCCTCAAAATCAGGTGTTTTTCTAGTTTGTATGTTAAATTTAAACTTTCCAGCAACTCCCTTTTGAGTACCGTTATTTATAAGTTCCAACATTACCTCTTCTTTTAATAGATCCTGTTCTTTCTTTAAAGAATTAATTTCTTTACTTAACTCTTTAATTTTTGCAGCTTTTTCTTCTAAGTCTGCAAACTCTATAACTTCATTATTTTCTATTTCTAATGCTTTTTGTTTTAAATAATTCATGTAAGCATCTGAACCATCTGGCATTGGAGGAATCTTTTTTAATAAATTTTCTTGATAAAATTCAGTAGCTTTATTTCTAATTAAATTTATATCTTCCTCACTTCTCTCTATCTTAAATTCCTTATATTGCTGTCCTCCAATTAGTACAGCTATATATGCAAATTTATAACCTGTAAGCATTAAATAATGCTGTACTTGTGCATAATAATACTGAGGTATTACATCATCTTCCCAGTCTTTTTTATTCCAAAGAGATGTGGTTTTTATTTCTAAAACTCCATAATCTCCTGTTTTTTTATCTTTTAATGCTCCATCTAAATTAGCAATTAAAAAATCATTTACAACTGAGTAAGGAACTTCATATACAATTAGTTCTTTATGCTTATTGGAGAACTCTTTTAAAATAGTTCCCTCTAACATATGCCCCCAATGTGTTAGTTCATTACCTTTGAAGTTGCTACCTTCCGTTTTATCTACATAAACATCAACTATTGATTTATAAGGATTTACTCCAATTATTGCTCCTATGTCACTTCCACCTATTCTTTTTGCTCTAAGTTCATGCCAATCATCTTCATTATCATAACTAAGAACTTTTGTATTTTCAGTATTTGCTGTTACAGAAGTTTCAAACTCTTCTTTTGTCATTTCTATTACTTCTGATTTAGTAACACTTATTAATTGTTCTAAATCTGCTTTATTTAATTTACTATATCCTACTAATCCTAAACTTTTTGCTTCTTCTCTTAATTCTTTAACTGTCATAATCTATTCCTCCGTATCTTCAAATAAAGATGATTGTTCTAATTTTACTTTTGCTTTTTCCTCTTCTAATGTTTCAAGATTTAATTTAGCCTGATTAAAATATGCTTCTTTTAATTCAATTCCCAAACTTCTTCTATCCATTTTTAGTGCCATATATTGTGTGCTTCCAATTCCCATAAATGGGTCTAAAACTATATCATTTGGATTAGTCCATAGTTCTATACATCTTGCAATTACATCGAGTTGCAAAGGACATATATGTCTTTCATCTTCTTCTGATCTTGCTTTTGTTCTATTTAATGTATTTGTTTGTCTAATATCCATCCAAACTGGATTAGCATATCTTCTCCATACTTGGTGAGAATAAACTGGTAATTCATTATATTTTTCTTTATTTTTTACTTTTTCAGGATCAGGTTCTGGTCTATCTCCTTTTATTCCTTCTGGTTCATTTTCTCCGTAAAATCTAGTAAGACCTTCAGGATGTTCTATTCTTTCAAGATTTTCCCCATCTTTTCTGAATGTAACAATATAATCAGGTAAACCATTTCTACATAAACTTGAATCTTTACATAATTGTTTATGTAATAAACCTAGTGCTTTGGTTCTTGTTGCTTCAACTAATGGATCTTTATATATAGTTACTTTTGAATGGTATATAAATCCCACTTCTTGAAACAATCTTATTATTTCTCCTGGAAAATCTTTTAAACCTATTACTCCATCTTTTGATTTCATCATAGGTAAATCCATACAATGAATACTTATTAATCTTCCTGGCATAAGAACTCTATATAATTCTTTTACTAAAAATCTAAAGTGTTTATAAAACTCTTTATCATTTTTGCTATTTCCCATATCTCTATCACTATTTGAATAAGTATATAAACTAGCAAATGGTGGACTAAATATAGAGTAGTGTATTGAATTATCAGGTATCCCTTGTATAACTTCTACACTATCTCCATGATATATTGAGTATTTATCTTTTACTATTTGATTAATTACTTTCATTGATTGACACCACATCCTCCCAATGAATTATTTTCATCCCTTTATGCTTTGCATATCCTAATTCAATTAAACATCCCTTTGACATTTTTATTTTTTCAAATTTTGGAATAAGGAGAATATCACATTCATTTAATAGATTTAAACATAAATCTATCCCTTTTTCATATTCCATATTATTGTATAAATATCCATAATTGTGGATTGGTGATATAAAATTTGGTTTATGAAAAATATTTTTCTTTATTAAAAGTTTTATAAACTCCTCTACTTTCTTTTTATTTTCTTCATGCCCATCATAAGGATGAGCCACATATATATTTAAAGTTTGCATATCATTTCCTCCCATTTTGGTAATATCATTTCTATTTGAGGTATATATTCAGTTACTATTCTTGATGTTGAGTGTAATTCCTTTTGAGTTATTTCCTTAGTAAGTTCTACCATTTGAGATTGCATATATTTTGCATCCTCTTCTTTTCTTGCGATATTTTCTTTTATTGTTCCTTCTTTTGCAGAAAGAATTATGTAAACATTTACTTCTTTTACTTGCCCAAATCTCCAACATCTCCTAATAGCCTGATAATATTGTTCATAACTGTCAGATAGTCCAACAAATATCATATTGTTGCATTGTTGCCAGTTCATTCCAAAACCTGCTATTGATGGTTTTGTAACTAATGATTTTATTTTATTATTTGAAAATTTAATCATTGTTTCAGCCTTATATTTTGAATTATCTGAACCTTTTACTTCATAACTCTCATTTATATATTCTTTTAATTTTGATGATTCATCATTTAAGCTACACCATATAAGCCATTGCTCATTTGAACTATTAACTATATCAGCAGCTTTTTGACATCTGATATTTAATGTTTCTTTTCTTACATTTCTTCTTTGTGTAAGAGTCAATTTATCATTAGAAAAATCAGTACCATCAGCTATAATTTCAAATATATTTAATTTTGGTAATGTATAACCATCTATTTCATATCCTAAACTATTTGGATTATCAATAAATACACACCAACTAGCCATCCATTGCCAGAATATTTTATCTGCATGTCCTTTTAATCTCCATTTTGATGTATCACTACCATCATGAATAAAGTACATTGATAACATTTCATTTCTTGTCATTATTCCTAAAAATTCAGCATGATTTCCAAGTTCCATATAATCATTTGGAGCTGGTGTTGCTGTACATGCTAATCTAAAAGGACAATGTGAAAAGTTTTCTATTATTTGGTTTCTTATTTTTCCAGTAAAACTCTTTAATATTGAACTTTCATCTAAAACTATTCCACCAAATTCATTGGCTACAAACTTATCTAATTTTTCATAATTAGTTATATTTATTCCAGGAACTACATCTGATTGACTTTCACATATATTTACATCAATACCAAATGTTTTCCCCTCCATTTTTGTTTGTGTTGATACAGCTAATGGAGCAAGAATTAAAACATTTTTTCCAGTATGTTCATACACTTTATTAGCCCATTCAAGTTGCATAATAGTTTTACCTAAACCACAATCTGCAAATATTGCTGCTTTTCCTTTTTTTAATGCCCATCTAACTATATCTTTTTGAAATTCATATAAATTTTTATTTAGTTCTTTTTTACTAATATCAAACCCACTACTTATAATTGATGTGGATTTGTTAAAAATAAAATTTTCATATTCTTGCATTGTCATCTCCTTTTATGGTACAATTCAAGAAAATAGAGTTATCTATTTTCTTTTAACCTAAACATCTAATAAACTTTGGTCGGTGCTATTAGATGTTTTTATTTTTTTATAACTTTTCCCTGCTAAAAAGTTCAACCAATGTGGTTTTATTATTAAATATTTCCCCCTTTCCTTTTCTTGATCTTTTATATAGATACAACCTGGAACTTCATTCGCCTGAATTAAACTATAAACATCATCTTTGTTTAACTCTCCATTTGATAAAGCAACAGCCTCTTCTACACTGATTTTATAATCTCCCATTTAATCACCTTTTTCTAAAAGTTCTAATGTAAATTTGCAAGTTTCAATAACACCTTGACAGTACCTAACTCTTGCATATGCTTCACCTTCTGCAAGTGGTCTATTTTCTTTCCCTAATTTGTAATATTCTTCATTAGCTTCTTTTAAATTTTGTTGTGCTAAGTTCAATTTAATTTCAATTCTTTCTTTTATTGTCATCAATATCACATCCATCCTATAAAAGTATCAAAACCTTTATTTAATGCAACCCATACAACTTTAACTACCCACTTAACTTTAAATTTTAAATAGTTAAAAAATGTTACTTTTTTAAATTTTTTATTTTTCATTGTTAGCCTCCTTTTCATCTTTTAAAATTTTTTCTAATATTTCTGTTGCCTCTTTTAAAGTTATAGTTTCAGACAAATTTAATTTACTTAGTTTATGTTTATTTTCTTGAAATACTTTACAGTGCATTTTCTTCCTCCATTTCCTTTCTATCTTCTTCTATTTCTTCCAGAATAGCAGTCCAAATCTTATTATCACAACTATTAAAGTTTCTTAAACATACAAACTTATTATTTCTATGAATTTCAATATTTTTAAACTCATAATCTATTCTTATTCTGTATTCTCCAACTACTTCATTTAGCTTTAAAGTATAGATATGTTTAAGTATTTCTGCATTACCATCTACATCTTTGCTATCTTTAAAGCAAACAGTAACCTCTTTGTTATCTATCCAAATTCTGTCCGCTTCTTCTTGCATAGCTTCCAAGATTTTATCTATAAATTTTGCTTTTAACATTTACATCAACTCCTTAATCTCCTACATATTCGTTATTGAAAAAATTAAATAAATTAGGATTATCTGCTGATAGTTCTGGAACTTTTAAATCTATAAGGTCTAAATAAGTTCTAAACCCCTCCGCATAATGAACATTAATGATAAAGTCATTTCCCTTTATAACTAAGTTTCTATTTATTTCGTCTTTATTCCAGTTATAATTAGCAGATGAAGCCAATTCATAGAATTTATCTTTCCCTATGTTATACTTCCCTACAATGAATACCTCTGTAACATCTTCCCAAGTTCTATTGTTCTTTTTTAATAAATTAAGTGTTTCTGTTAATAAATTTTTATTATTTTCCATAATTCCTCCTTGTTATTTTTTTAACTTTCTTCAATTAAATAAGCATTACTTATAAAGATAAAGAGCATAAAGAAGAAGAATACCCAAACTAGTAAAATTGATAATGTATTTTCTTTTAGCTTTTTTCTCACATTCTGAAATATAACCTAAATTTGTTATAATTATTAAAGTTATAAAAAGTCCTATATCCTCCACCTCCTTATTTTGTGCTATAATCATCTCTAAGGAGGTGATTATTATGAAAAAAGATATTGACTTTGATAAAATTGCCAAAGAAACTCTTGATGAATTAACTAAAAATTTTAAAACTGAAGGTACTTTTAAAGAAATAGGTTTTAAAATTGCAGAAATTTCTACTAAAACTGTGAAACTTATGCTTAAGAAATATCATCAAGAGCTTTTAGAAGATTAGTACCTATTGTTCCACTTATTTTTTGCTCTAAACTATTCGCAGTAGTTTGGAGCTGTTTTTTTATTTGTTTTCTTATGTATCTTTTATATTTTCTTGATTTTTGTTTCATATACCACCTTTCCTTTTTTATTAGTAATAGCATTATTTAAGAATTGAAATTAAAATAGCAGTAGCTAAAACTGAAATAGTTATAGTATTTACAAAAATTATTGCTGATAAGCGTTTTAATTCTTTTTTCATATCTGCTACTTCTGTTTTTAATTCCATTTCATTTAATTGACTTCTTTTTTTTATTTCTTCAATAAGTTTTTCTTCCATAGCCCTCCTTTTGTCTTAAAAGACAAATATTAATTAAAAAAAATATCTAATATTTTTTCAGAATCTAATTCTAAGATTTTTGATATACCTTTGATTTCTTGTAGAGTTAATGTATCTGGATTTTTAATTTTCCTATATAGTGTAGTAGGAGAAACCTTTAAAATTCTTGCTAACTCTTTTCCAGATAAGCCATTCATTAGTAATTCAACCTTTAATTTTCTAGCCTCCATGAAAAACCTCCTTTCTTTTATGTCTTTTAAGACAAAATAATATTAACACATTTTTTTCACCTTGTCAACACTTAAAGACAAAAAAATAAAAAAAATATTGACTAAAAGACAAAAAATGATATAATAAGTATATATTTGATTAGTTTTTAGAGGTGGTATTGTATGGCAGATTTTGATTTAAAGCAAAGAAGATTAGAATTAAAGATGACTTTAAAAGATGTTGCAAACATAGTGGGAGTTGGAGAAAGCACAGTTAGAAAATGGGAATTAGGTATAATTTCTAATATGAAAAGAGATAAAATAGAACTGCTTGCAAAAGCTCTAAAAGTATCCCCTTTAGATATTATGGGAGTTCAAAAGAAAACTTCTGCTGAATTAGTTTCTAATTTTAGAATAGATACAAGAGAATTAGATAAAATGAAACTTAGTGATGAGGAGATAGCAAAACTTAACTCTGAAATGCAAAAATATTTTAATTTTATACTAAACGAATTTAAAAAAAGTGAGGGTGAAAAATAATGAGTTTCACTATTACACCATACATTAAATATGGTAAATTTAGAATGGATTATCATATGTATTTTGAAATTATAGATAAAATAAAACCTCATATGATGGAAATTGCTGATTATTTTAAAATTGAATATAAGAACCTTAGATATTATCATATTATTAGATATGCCCAAGAGGCTTTAAATGTAAAAATAATTAATTATAGTTTCTTTTCAAAGTTAAATAATATTATAGCTGGAAGTTTATATGTAAAGAATGATGATATAATTATATGCTTAAATTCATCATTGAATAGAGGAAGACGAATCTTTACTATATTGCACGAAATAAAACATTTATTAATTGACATTCCTCTTGGAATATCATCACAATTTGATGACCATCTAAATATAAAATTTGAGGATAAATCAATGATTGAGATTGAAGCTGATACGATTGCTTCATATATGTTTAGTTCAGATACAGCCTTAGAGGAAGCTATATATAAGTTAGATTTTACATATGAAGAATTAATGAATGAATTTGGCTATAGTCATGAAGCTTTAAAAGTTAGATTGCGTAATTTCATAGTTTTTAGTCTTCATGAAACATATCAATCTGCAGAAGAATTAATTACTAATTACATAAATGGAAAGAAATCAAATCTATTATTTGCAATAGATGAAGCTATTGTTAAAGGATATTATGCTTAACAAAAAATTTTAAATAAAGGGAGAGATTTTATGAAAAAGAAAATTTTAATTGGAATTGTGGCTGTTATTGTCGTTGTTGGTGTAATTGGGTCATTAGGTGGAGATAAAAAAGAAGTATCAACTACTTCTAATACTACTACTCAAGAAGTTGCAAAGGTTGAAGAACAAAAAGAAGAAAAGAAACAAGATGATACTCCTATGGAATATATTGCAGCTTTAGGAAAAGCTGAGTTTTATGCTAATGAAGTAAATATGTCTAAAAAAGCCTTATATGAACAATTAACCTCTGAATATGGTGAAAAATTTCCTAAGGAAGCTGCTCAATATGCAATAGATAATGTTGAGGCTAATTGGAAAGAAAACGCATTAAATAAGGCTATATTTTATCAAAAAGAGATGAATATGTCTAGGCAAGCAGTGTATGAACAATTAGTATCAGAGTATGGTGAAAAGTTTACAAAAGAAGAAGCAGATTATGCTTTGGAAAATTTACCTAAATAAAAATATTAATTAACTTTAAAAAAAGCCCCACAAGGTGCTGGGAACACCTAGTAGGGTTTTTAAGAGTGTGATACTCTTTGTAATTCAGATATTAAAATTATATCACACTCATTTTTATTATGCAAATAAAGGAGTGTGATTTTTTATGAGAGCTGCAAATGGAATGGGTACTGTTTCAAAACTTTCAGGAAAAAGAAGAAAACCCTGGTTATTAAGAGATAACAAGAAATTTAATGAAAAAACTGGAAAATATGAAAGATTACCTCTTGGAGTATTTGAAACTAAAAAAGAGGCAGAAACATATAGAATAGCATACTTTACAAATAATCTTGATATGATAAAAGATACAGGTATTAAGATACACAAGAAAAAAGAAAAAGGCATTACTTTTGAACAAGTCTATAATTTATGGTTAAAAAATAAAGATGTGAATGATGGAACTTTAACTAACTATGAAACACAATTTAAAAGAAGTAAAAAGTTGCATAAAATGGAAATAAATAAAATAAATGGTATTTTACTTCAAGATATTTTTTATAGTTTAAATCTGACTAATAGCACTTTAAGAGTTTTAAAAAGTTTCTGGAGTATGATATTTGATTTTGCAATATTAAATGATATGTGTAGCAAGAATTATGCTAAGTATTTAAAGACTAAGACTGTTGAAAAAGGTAAAAAGACAAGCGATAGAGAAAGAGTTATTACTTATGAAGAATTACAAACTTTATGGGATAACTTAAATAATCATAAAACTGATAAATATAGAATAATAGATATGGTCTTAATCTTATGCTATACAGGTCTAAGAATTAGCGAACTATTAAGAGTTAAAAGGAAAGATATATTTCTAAAAGATTATTATTTTGAAGTAGAAAAGTCTAAGAGCAAAGCAGGAGTCAGAAAAGTACCTATTGCAGATAAAATCATTGAACTTTTTAGAGGTAGGTATTTTAGTAAGGATAAGTTTTTATGGCAAAGATATGATGGTTTAGAATATGATTACGATTCTTTTGATAATCATTTTAGAATATTATTTAGAGATTTAGGCTTATCTTATCATAGTTTACATGATACTAGACACACATTTGCAACACTTCTATCAGATAATGTTGCAGATAAGGATGTAATTATAAAAATGATAGGACATTCAAACTATAAAATTACTTCTGATGTCTATGTACATAAGAATATCCAAAAATTGAAAGAGGCAGTGGATGAAATAAAATAATTTAATGTTATCTAACATTTGTTATTTTATTTTACTTTGTTACCATTTTGATACCACCTAATTCAAGTTAAGTCAATTTATTCTACACTTAATTTTTGAATTAATGGTATATTGAGTAGTTAAAAAATCAAAATCTAATTATAGTTTAATTTCTACAAAAAAGCCCGAACTTGCAAAAAGTTGAGG